ATTTTCCTAAGTAGGCAAAGAGGCCTACCACCCACCTAGACGCGTACCCCCTCACGGGGGTACGCTTGACCTAGGAAACAGAGACCACAGTCTAGGCTGTGTTATCTCTGGGGATGCCGCGGTACCAGTATTGTTTGTGTCTGGTACTGCCCTTCCTTCACAGGAAGCCCACTAACAGTCTCATCCAACCAACCAAGCTCCAGTCGAGCGTAACCCTCACTGAGGCGTTTCGCTCGCTGTTTGGAAAGGCGTCGAGCCTTCTCCAGAACCCGGTTGGGGACGATTGACTGTCGCGCTCCAGTCGCATATAAAGATGCGAGGAGCTGGCCAAATGGTAAGTCGCCTTCGAGTGCAATTGAGGTCTGCACTAGGGCCGTAACTTGCCAATACTCCCAACCGTGCGGATGGGAGTCCATTCGGAGTTCGTCGACAGAGCCAATGAAGGCTCCATCGCCGTACCCGTCTGGTAGCCTGGGGTCTCGCCACGCCGACGGCGCGAGCTTACGCAGTGATGCGCACAGCTCTTGAGCTTCGACGCCTGCCCTGTCACTCCAACGATAAACGTTGTTATGAGTGAGGAACAGTCTGTCTAGGCTTTGCACCGGTCGACGCACGTAGAACGGCGTAATGTCGGAACCGTTAAAGTAGTGTTTACCACAACTTTCTCGGTAAGGTCCGCTAGCAAAGCTCTTTGACGGGTTGGGCTCGAAGCCCGCCTGTCTCAGCCTCTCGACTAGCTCGCCATAGTGCTCCGTGGGGATAATTAGATCGTCCCCGTAGACACACACCGACAAATCCCTCTCGTTGATATTCGGTCTACACACCTGCTGGCAAATAGCCCAAAAGATCAGGCTTTCCAGCTCGAAAGTGTAACCGTTACCCATCGACGAGAACTTCTGATACTTAATCTTCGTACCAGAAGGAAGAACCCCGACAGGCGATCTGCACTGCTCAAGTGCGTACCACCAATCGTTAGGTAGGAGCCACCTCACGACCTCATAGGAAAGCGTGTCGCTGGCCATGGAGAGATCCACGGTCGCTAGCGCCCCAGTTATGCTACCTTCGCAGGCAGCACGCTGGTTCCTTGTTTGGTCATCGAGGTTAACACCTACGCGGTAAAGACGCTCACGGATACACCGCCCGATGCCTTTCTGAACATAGATGTTCATACACGGCTCTTTAGCGATCGTCCGATTCGTCTTATAGTTCTTGGGAACGGCAATCACGCTGTTGCCCTCGACTATTGTCACCCACGTAGAAGGCTCGTTCCACAGAGCGTATAGGTCAACTGGTTTATAGGGGAAGAGACGCCACATAGTGGGGTCAAGCTTACCCGGCCAATGACCTTCTCGCTCATGCAGTAACTTGCTACATTCACGGAGGTTATCGTCACTGAACAAGGGGATTTGACCCCCCTCACCCAGCTCCTCAGTCACCTGAGGAGAAGAGGACATACTATCCACTTCAGAGTGGACGCTCTGTATCCAGAGCGGGACGTGCTTAATGGCACACGCCGCTAGTACAGCGTTCCCGGACGTGCTCTCAGGTTTACCTGAGTATTTATAGGCTTTAAAAGCACTCGCTTTCGGATACCGGGTCGTAGACCCGGGGCCGTGGGCAAAGTGCTTCGCTGCCTCGTCCCAGTCGAACTTACCAAGCGCATCCCACAATCTACGTCGCACGCAAACCCAGAACGGGTCCTTGTGCGCGATTTCGTAGTAGCGCTGGTTCGTTCTCTGACACATAGCCTCTGCTTCCTGGAATCGCTTCCAGGTTGTCGCCTCCTTGTTCTCCGACGGTTTCCCATCGTCGTACTTGGAGAAGACTTCTCTAATTAATAACGTTCCACGAGCAGCCTCGAGACTTGTGAAGTCAAGAGGAGTTTCCCGTCCAAGTTCCCCAACAGGCGTGATGCCCGTAAGGGTGGACAGGAGCTCTAGGAACCTCTCGTTCGAGAAGCCCAGGGGCCGTCGCTTAACAGCACGGATGGTTCGCTTACGATACACCATATCAGATACCTCTTAAGGTAGGAGCTACACAGACACAGCTACTAATCCGTCACTCACCTTTCGGTTTGATCGGGACACTCGCTGCATGTGCAGTAGTCGTCGGTAAGGAAACCGAATCGACTAAGCACTCGAGCCGTTCGTGGCGATGCTCGGGATACACAACGTCGTGGGGAATCGCTCGTGCAAGGTACAACAGGATCACTCCTTTGTACCAAAATGCAAAAGCTCCCACGGCTATCGTGACCGACCACCACCTCACTGGAATCGCCCTCATTATCCATGAGAGCACCAGCATCAATAGAACGGCTCGAGATTCTCCACCGCAGACTTCACCGAGGCGTGATCGAGGCAGTTAGCCACGTACGCCAAGATGTCCTTGCGGTTCTGGAGCGTGCTGTCCGGATTGATATTCAACTCCACTTTCGCAGAGTTATACCGGACGACAGTGTCGGCACCGTCCACACTAGCAACAACCGGGTCAGTAAACCCGAAAGTCACCTTGTGAACAGTCCTGTTCCCACTCGGCTCAGCCATCTCAATCGAGAGAAGCTTAAAGCCGGCCGGGATACTGGGGCTGCGGTCCGCCCACTTCGCGCGCGTTCCGTCTGTCGAGACGGGTGCGAACGAGTGTGCCGCAGGGGAGGCCTGTCCATCATTAATGGACAAAGTTGCGATTGCGGGCATGTCAATGCTCCAATTGGCTGTTGTTCAGCCAGGTTTGTTTGTGAAGGATCACGAACGGCCTTAACTATCAGCCCCAACGAAAGGAGTTACCTAACGCGAGGACCTTTAGAGAACGCACTAGCTAGCAAGGCTAGTCCATTGGCCATATGCCCTAGACTCCGAGGATCTTTGAACCTCGGAAACGCAGGGAACGGTATGCTCGTCGAGACCTGACGGTCAAGATAAACAATCCGCTTCTCTGCTCCCGTCCAGCTTTGCTCTGAGACCCAGCCGCTTGAGCCGTAGGTATATGTCGGGTATGGTGTTACTTTACTTACACTCTTAATGAAGAGTGAGTTCGAGTAACCCCGACACTCATAGCCTACAGCGGCGTCCAGGCTGTCAAGCCAGTTGCCTACTGGTAAGAACCAGTCGACAACAAAGCTGTATGGTAACAGCTCCCAACCCAAAGTCAACGGGTTGAGAACACCTAGGGACGATAACGAGATTAAGACCTCGTTGGAAGGAACCACATCGAGGCGCGCTTGAGCGCTCCGAGTGACCTTCGTCACCACCTTGCGACGATACGGGCTACTTGACGAAGTCGAGTAGGTGTATTCCCGCGTCGCCGTTTTGGTGGCCTTTGCCGTGACTCTCCAGTCATCCCTGTTCCGGTTTGCAAGACCGTCGCAGGCTCCGTAAACATCGGAGAGCAAAGGATTCCAGCCATATTGAAGCTCAAGCCACTTATTAGGGATGTTTGATCCCCGTGGTGCAGATCGCCGTGAGGTGATCCCGAGCTCGTTCATCGCCCGGCGGGTTTGACCCCGCAGGAGATAAGTGAACGATTTTCCAATACGACTGGCTGTATCACCGACGAGGCCCATAGTTCGCTTTCGCTCACCGTAGGCCACGCCCAGATCGACACTTTGTGTTTTCAGCTTGTTTCGCACAGCTATCAAAGCTGCGTTTCGCAGGCCGTCAACATCTTGTTTTATGTCGTAATCTGAAATGGCTGGGGTACAAGTGTTTAACATGTCGAACGCTGTAGAGCTATCGCCCTGCACCGTGCCGACAACACCCGTGTACCAGGAACCGGTAGCATTACGCTTAGCCGGCCCTGTTTTACACGACCCCAACGCACCGATGACTTCCGTTCTAGTGAAGGTATACGCCGTAGGGTTTATCCAACCCTTTGGCTTGCGACGAGGGGCGGTCCCAGATGCGCTTTCGCTCACCCAGAAACCAGCCTTGTTACCAAGCGCAGTCTTCGTGGACCCATTTGAGTAGGCCCAGTACGACGGCACAGGATAATACCGGATTGTAAAAGCCGGCCTTGCCACAAAGAATACCTCACTGAAGATTGAACGGAACGAGACTTCCGACCTGTTTAGCTACCGCACCGGGAGGCCCATCCTTTCGGACAGGTTGGTCGATGCAGCATCGGTCGCGGGCATTATCAATGCCCGGGCGCCATTAGGCGCCTAGATAGAGGTAGAGGACGCTCTACTGAGAACCTAACATACCGTCTCACGACGGA